CTCATCCTCGGCCAGCTCGGCACACCCAACGCATATTACAGACCCATCGAGTATCCGGTAATCGGATATGCGCTCTATGGGCTCGTCGATGCTCTCACATTCAAGGTTGTCGCAGTAGATCATGTCTATCACTCCTGTCCTGTCCGAAGGGTGGGGTCTGTTGGTTAGATTTGACCCCACCCACTTCCATCCCGATTACACGCCTGCTGTCAAGTTAAGGTATCTATCGGTATCATCTTCTGTGTCCATTATGAATTGGTCAATGCCGCCTGAGTAGTTGTACGCGATCAGATCAAGGACTTCATCATCTTCTAAATCTTCTACCGGTTCCCCAGTCCGCCACTCGTAATCGCAATCATCAAGCCAGCCTCTCATGAGGCGTATGTCTGTGGTCGAGATATCCCTTGCTAGTTTGTCCATGTTCATCACTCCCATCCTGTCCGAAGGTGGGGTCATTGGTTAGATTTTGACCCCACCTACCAAGGGCCCCTAAGGGCCCCTGGTGTCTGTTGGTCCCGATCAAACTTGGACTATGAATCCAGAATCGTCTGTTCGGCCATAACCTTTAGCCCTTAGTCCGCATATGACAGGCCTGTCATCGAGGAATCGTAGGTCTGATAGGTCTGCGTCGATCACCTGATAGCCATTCCACGACTCGGGCAGTGGGTCGCCTTTCTTGACACCGAAGACCACGGTCACGTTGCGACCCATCTCTAGGTTGTGCATAGCTTCGGAGTGGTTGTCTTCGGAGCGTGAGTATGTCAGGTGGTAGTTGTCAGGTAGCTTGTCACGTTTGGCATGGGCCCATTTCGTGTAGTCATAGAATTGTATGTCGGGGTAGAGCGCCATTATGTTAGGTGCCAAGGTGACACCGTCGATAACCACCGGGGTACGTTCCCATACGATATCAGACGTGCCATTCAAACGTGCCACAGGAATCACGCCTAGTCTGTTAGCCTTGCGTATCAGGCTGTCTATTTCCTTGATGAGTAATTTCCAGTACTCGTTGCGCTGGAATTGCCAGAACGCCGTGCGCGTGAGCCTTGCTAGCTGGACGGTGTTTCCCATGCGAGGGTCACCATGTCCAGCTGTGTTCAAACATGCCGCTTTGCAGCCTGCACTGGCGAAGGGGCACAAGTTAGCAACGCCTGACCCATCGGCAGGGGTCAGGTACTGTATGCCTGTCAGGTATCCATACTTTTCGCCCTTGACTGTCTTGGGGTCACTGCCCACACCGATCAAGTAGCCGGGGGTTAGTGTTCCAGCCTTGACCCGTCTGATCACGTCCCGCTTCAGCTCAAGTGACATACCGAGGCTGTCTACTTCGACGATCGCTGGTCCTAGTCCAAGGGCCCCTATGGGCCCCTGGAGCCTGTCATCACGTCGCCGCTCGGCCCTAGTCGCTACCGTCTGCTGTCCACTGTCCATGCTCTTACTCCCCTGTCACGCCTGCCCCGAGCCATCGAGACCAGCGCTGCTCGGTTGGTTTTGGGGTCCCAAGGGACCCACCGAGCCCAGACAACATACCACGGGCTGCAGGCTGATGTCTAGTTATAGCTAGGGTGGCTATGGTCTAGTGTCTGCCGGTATGCTCCAAAACAAGCCGAGGCTAGCAGCAAGGAGCGGGGCTGGAGCATAAGGTTTCCGTACCGCACGAGGCGACCCCGGCATGGCTTGGCACTCTTCTACTAGGTAAGCTTCTACCCATGCCAGACTTTTCTGGCTAAAGGACCTGGCACACATTGCTGGACCAGTGCGCTAGTAACCTTGAAACCCCTTGAAATTTCAACGAGATATAGCTATGTTTCACTGAAATACCTTGATATTTCATTGAAACTAGACTGGTAGGAAGGCTTGGCTGTGCTAGCTACTAGCTTCTAGTTCATTTCGAGAGCCCCCCCCTTAGGGGGGGAGGGCGTCTCGGGGAATACTGGCTCTGGAGGGTGATATGAGACAGTTATCGTTAGACGGGTTAGTGTCATATGACTCGAGGGCTGAGTTGGTCGAGAGTATCAGGGTCCTGTTGAGGACCAGAGACTGGGCTGCCATCGGGAATGTCAGGAGTAGGCTCAGGCACGATGTCTCAGGGACATCGGTGGTGAACGAGCTGTGTGCCCTGACGGATGACGAGCGTGAGGAGTATGTATGATTGTTGACTGTTCTATATGCAACCGGCCAGCTCGTATCGACGAGGCGGTCATCGAGGTAGATTCTGATGTGGCGAGGGAGATTGAGTGGCAGAAGGACGCGCATGAGTTCAACTCCCGCAGGGAACATGTGGAATCAGGGGCCGCTCTGCGCGTTACCATCATTGCCGACGTACCGAGATGGCCGACAGTGGAATGGGAGTGGAACCACCTATCCTGTTCTGATACGACAGATACGAACCGAGGGTACTCGTTCGATGCCAGTCGGATGAGCGACTCAGCGGAAGCTCTAGGTTGGACCCTGCATCTGCAAGGGAAAAAGGTCTGGATGGCATCCACGAACTGGAAGGAATTCGTCAAAGACCTCGGCTTCTCAAGTGATAGTTGATGGCGATAACGGGCGAATGCCACAGTGTCACAGGGTCCTGTTGGTGAGGGAGAACTAATGACCAGGTCCAGGAGTTATTCCACGGATGTCGTGGTGGCGGCCATCCGTGGTTACGTGGCTGGCCGTTCACAGCGCGACATAGCCAGTGTACTGGGAGTACCTCGCACCACGGTACGGGAGTGGATACATGATTTCCTGTCGGAGAGGGTGACCATACCCGACGAGCCTCATGTACATACCTGGCGCATAGCGACCCCTGCCGGTCCCAGGTCGGATGGGGTGTGTCTGGGCTGTTTCGAGGAGCGGGTGTTCAGTAACACTATGGACCGGAAGGCCTGGGGCAGGGGAGAGAGGCTCTGACAATGAAGAGACTGGATAGTATGTCGTACAGGATAGCAGGGGTGCCGATGCCTGGTGTATCATACGGGGTATGTAAGAACTCCAGGAACTGCGGTAACTGGTCCGTTGACCTCGGGGACGGGTACTGTGTGGAATGCTGGGACGGGGGGATTAACCGGAAGGGAAATAAGGAACGTAAGAAATACGGATACGGAAAACGTAAGAAACGGGGAATATATGCCGAAACAGAAACGTGAGTCAGTTACCACCGCCAGGGTGAAGGCTCGTCAGGAAGCTTTCTTGCTGGCATATGGCGAGATCGGCACTATCAGGGCCGCGTGTGAGGCCTCTTCTGTGGGTCGGAGCACCGTGGGTGATTGGGAGAGGAAGGACCTGCACCTGTTCAGGGCCAGGTTCCAGGCTGCCAGGGAGATATTCAGAGAGGGTCTACAGGACCTGGCTCTCAGCAGGATCAAGCAACAGAAACCGGACGGTAACCCCATCCTGTTGATCACCATGCTCAACGCCTGCTGGCCCGAGAAGTTCCGCAGGGACAGCCAGGTGGCCTCTTCGGAGATGAAGGAGATGATGGGCGAGTGGAGGAAGTGGGCCAAGGATAATCGCGGGCCTGAGAAGCAGAGAGCGAAGGGGGACGTGGAGCGTGACGCTGCCGATGAGGCGAAGCGTTCTGCTGTTGACGAGGTGGAGAAGCTCCTGGCCAGGAAGAGGACCTCCAATGGTGACGGAGACTAACGCAAGTATAGCCGACTACCTGTTCTCGAAGCTCGATTTCGAGCCGACGGACAAACAGAGGCCCATAGTGGCGTGTAGGAAGCGGTTCATCCTCGTGGCAGGGGGAGAACAGGCCGGGAAGTCCATGGTCGCGTCCAAGTACCTGGTATCCAGGTTCCTGGAGACGGATGAGGCGGGGCTCTACTGGCTGGTCGCGGCGGACTACGAGCGCACCAGGGCCGAGTTCGACTACCTGGTGCAGGACTTCGCGTCTCTGGGGGTACTCGCAGAGGTCTCCAAGAGGGTGGACCCCGGACGTATCGTACTCGCAGACGGGACTCGTATAGAGACGAAATCCGCCAAGGACCCCAGGACATTGGCCATGAAGGCACCCAACGGGATAATAGGGTGTGAGGCCTCTCAGTTGGACATGGAATCGTTCCACAGGTTACGGAGCAGGTGCGCCCCGAAGAGGGGATGGCTGTTCCTGGCGGGTACTTTCGAGGGGTCCCTGGGCTGGTACCCGCAGCTCTTCCAGACATGGCGACACGGCGAGGAGGAGGAACAGAGCTTCTCGCTACCCAGCTACTCCAATATGCACCTGTATCCCGGCGGCAAGGCTGACCCCGAGATACTGCGCCTCAAGGCCATGGCCTCGGACGAGTTCTTCATGGAGAGGATAGAGGGGGTACCCACACCGCCCCAGGGACTCGTGTTCGGGGAGTTCAGACCCGATATACATATCAGTAGCGATGCCAAATGGGTGGTCGGAGAGCCAGTGCAGCTATGGATGGACCCCGGTTACGCCGGTGCCTACGCCGTAGAGGCGGTCCAGGAGATCAACGGACAGATATGCGTCATAGACGAGATATACGAACAGGGTCTCATCACCGACGAGATGATAGACGTGGCCAGGTCCAGACCGTGGTGGAAGGACGTTCAGGGTGGGGTCATAGACATAGCCGGTTACCAGCATCAGGCCATGTCCGCACCGGCGGAGATATGGCTCAGGGAGACCGGCCTGTACTTATCCGCCCAGAAGATCAGGATAAATGAGGGTACCGAACGCCTGAAGAGCTTTTTGAAGACCGATCCGATATCTAATGCCCCAAAAATCGTTTTCAACCCTGTCTGTGAGGGTATATTGTCTGAATTCGGGGTGGTACCGAGCCCCCTGGACGGCCAGACGAGAGCCTATCGATGGCGAATGGACAGAGATGGTAATATAGTAGGCGATTCTCCCGAGGACAAGAACAACCACGGTGTGAAGGCGGTTGTGTATGGTCTCGTGGACCGATATGGCTACGGTCATATAGGTGACCGCGGCCTGATCAAGGTCAAGAGGTGGACCTAGATGGCTCGACGCAAGGTAGAAGAGATCATAGACCTGGTGGACACGCACCATGATGCCACAGAGCCTCTCAGGTCGCGTATGGACACCGACCACCAGCTCTACAGGCTGGCACCGTATGACGCGGGGGACGGATACAAGAGCTATACGTCCAACGAACCCCAGACATATGCCGACAAGGTGATATCCTGGCTGTCCGCAGCGGACAGGGTCATCCGTATACCGCCCAGCGGCAACCCCCGGAACACCAGGGACACCAACAACGAGAAGGAACGGTTCATAATAGGGGCCCTGAGATCCGCGGACGAGAGACTGTCCCGCAGACTCATGCCCGGATTGCAGAGCCAACTCGCCTGGTACATCACACTGAGGGGATGGTTCGCTGGCAGGGCCGTCCTGGTCAAACCCGATGACGATACGACATATGTGGATATCACTCCGTGGGACCCCATGCACACCTACTGGGGGACGGACTCGGACGGACTCGCATGGGCCTGCTACAAGACCAAGAAGACTCGTTCCGAGATAGAACGCCAGTACAGGGTGCGCCTCGGTACCGAGCGCGAGGACGATGACGGGATAGAGGTATACGATTTCTATGACCGCGAGGACAACTTCGTGGCCATCCCCCACAGGTTCATAAAGAACCGCACCAAACACACCCCGAATGATTCGGATACGGGCAGGGTCCCGGTGTTCCTGGGACCCGTGGGAGCCACGCCGCTCGTGCAGTCCCTGGAGTGGTCCTCCACAGAGGACACCGTCGGAGACTACGGAGAGAGCGTGTTCAAGTCCACCAGGGACCTGTACGAGAACCATAACTTCATGATGTCCGTCATGCTGGAACTCACGGCCAGGAGCCGTAAACAGGGCCTGAAGATAGTCTCCCGTGACGGTACCAAGACGCTCGAGGAGGACCCGTACAAAGAGGGCACCGAGATATCACTGGCACAGGGAGAGGACGTGACACCGCTCGGGCTCATGGAGGTGGCCAGGGAGACCGGGGCCTATATGGGACTGGTGTCAGGAGAGATGCAGCGCGGGTCCATACCCCATTCCGTGTACGGTGAGCTACAGTTCCAGCTCTCGGGTTTCGCCATCAACACCCTCAGACAGGGTATAGAGACGGTGCTGTCCCCCAGGGTGATGGCCCTGGAGCAGGCCTATAGACAGATATTGAACCTGCTCTGTGACCAGTACTCCACCGGAGCCTTCTCGGCCATGGAGCTGTCAGGACGGGACAACAACAGGATGTACTTCTCGGACACCATCACCCCTGAGACGGTCAAGGAGGGTGGGGACATAGAGGTGTCCGTAGTCGCCCGGCTGCCACAGGACGATATGACCAAGTACTCCATGGCCCAGATAGCACGAGAGGGTCCCACACCACTGCTCCCGGACCTGTGGATCAGGGACAATGTGCTCGGACTACAGGATGCGGACCAGATCGAAGACTCTGTCAAGGAACAGATAGCAGAACGTACCCTGCCCGAAGCAGCTCTGTGGAGTTTGTACAGGTCTGCGATCAAGCAGGGCAGAGAGGACCTGGCGCAGTTCTATGCAGGCGAACTCACTGCCATGTTGCTCTCCAAGGCGAAGATGCTGTCGGACAATCTCGGTGGCGGGGCACCGCCTGGCCCATCCCCAGGTGCGCTTCCTCCAGTGCCATCGGGTGCCCCGCCAGGTGCTCCCCAGGGTGTCCCACCCGGTGCTGCGCCACCTCTTCCACCACCAGAGGTGATGCCGCCCGGTGCCGCAGGGGTACCGCCACCGGTGCCCACCCCACAGGGTGGCCCGGTGGTACCTCCCGGACAACCGAGGCCGGGGGCGCAGGGAGAACAGGAACGATTGGCCAGACTAGGACTGCTGGGGCCCAGGGGGTGATATGGCAGAGTTCGATATCAACATAGCCAGGGCCTTCGAGGCCATGCCGAGCATGATGATGAACGGTGCGGGACCGTACGAGCTGCTCGATGTCGTCAACACCGGCGAGATGGCAGAACCCATGCAGTTCCCTGACATGGGGACACAGCAACCCGGCCTGTACTCCAGCGTGTTGATGGACACCGGCGACAGCGGTATGGCTGCACAGTTCGCCACCGCTGCGGCCATGGAACAGACAGAGGCCGACATACGACAAAGGATGGTCGATGAGCTGGCCACAGAGGCCGCCAGGACGGACGCAGCCGCTTCCTCAGCCATGATGGTCATGGGGCCAGCCATGGGAGAGTACCCGGACACCGAGGTTGATGAACAGGCCATGGTGAACGCACTGGCCGGTACCTTCGACGTGTCCCCGCAGGGCATCAACACCGCGATATCTTCTCGTAAGAAGGAGATGGACCAGGCCCAGGGTGAGGTCGGCAGGCTCACAGAGCAGAACATCCCGGACATGGCACAGGACTACGATGCCCGACAGGCTCTTACGGCCCAGACCGTAGGGAACCAACTGGTGTCGGATGTCGTGTACGGGGCCATCACCTCACCCGAGGGCATGGATCTCACGGACGATACAGGGGTTGGAGGGAATCTGGCCGCACTGGGTCCGCCACTCAGGACACAACAACCGAGTCAGGAGCGTTCCATCCCTACCCCAGGGATACAGTTATCTCCACCCACTGAGGAGGTCGATGAGCAGGCCATGGCACAACAACCCATACAGGTAGATGAGGCCGAGGATCCCGAAGAGCTGATATCACAGATAGGAGCGAATATGATACGGCTACAGGGACTCTATGATGACCTGTACCCGGACTACCAGAAAACGGGTGTTCTGGCCGATACCGTGAAGGAAACGGCCAACCAGGTCATGGGCCTGTACGGACGACTCAGGGATACTGGACACATGGGTTTGGTGATCCCTGGGTCTATCGAGGACTTGCTGGGCCAACTGGAACTCCAGAGACAGTCCGGGATCTCAGAGGAGGAGATAACAGATACCACTGGGGGTATCGGCCCTGGTAACGTAGAGAGCTTCGCCGCAGATATATCAGGGCTGGACCCGAAGAGATGGGGGTTCCCTGCTATCGAAGTCGATAGGGGCCGACTCCAGAAGGTACGTTCCGGGGGCGGTCTGGACATCTACATAGATACGAACGACATGACTGTGTATGCGGAGAAGACCCTGGGTGACCTGGATGACCTGGACTTGACACTCGACCATCCCGTCTTTGATTATTCCACTTCTTTGATTCCCAGCCTGCCCCGTTTCTTGTTCGTAGCCAGGGATAAGAAGGGAGCATCATACAAAGGTCCTCGCAGAGGCTCCACGGCCATCGAACGCATGAAGAGTGATGTGCGGAGCCTCTGGCCGGACGAGGAGGATACGACTGTCTGGCAGTGGAGAGACGGATACTTCGAGTTGAACCCTGATGGGACATACGGTTACCGGGGTACTATCGAGGGCCTCGAGGAACAACTCGGGGCGCAGGTTGTATACAATCAGGGTGGGATCTATGTGGATGAAGAAGACCTTATGCGTGGTTCTGGTACGGGAACAGGGACTGGTACAACAGGCACCGGCATCACCGGTACCACCGGCATCACCGGTACCACCGGGGGTATCGGACCTCGTGACGTATCCAGATATGACTGGGAGACCATCCAGGCCATGACGGGAGACCCGGCTGGTCAATATGAGCTGATGAGGGCCAGGGAGATGGGAGAGGACATATACAAACCTCGCCAGTGGAGGAACAGGATGTTCGGCTACCAGCCCGTCTGGGATAAGTTCCTGTTGTCAGGCAGGGAGGAGTTCCCCTCGTTCGTACAGGAGACCTGGGATCAGCCGGAAGCTTTTTCACTGGTCAAGGGAGATAGATGGGATGAACTCGCCGATGTGTCCAGGAGCCTGGGTGAGACATTCGATGAAGCAAGTGGAGTAAGCTATACACCAGAACAATTGAGAAGGCTTAATACATATCGGGGCTATATCGTCGGGAGTGGGGATGACGATCCCAAGAATAGGATAATCTCACTGGCATCGGCTGGGCTGGGTGGTGGTGTGGGGATAGGCGCACAGGCGATGAGGTCTGGATTGAGTCAGCTCTACGACATCTTCGAGTTACGGAACAGAGGTACGGCGGGCGGGGCTGATCCCGGCGGGTTCATAGCGTGGTTAGATGACAGGATGAAGGCAGGAAATCTGGAACAGTGATAGGAAAGCAAACAGTGAAGGAGTAATGATATGGCGTTCGGATATGGACTACCTACGGATTGGAGTCAGGGTTCTTTCGGTGACTGGGGCCTCATGCCGAGTACAAGTGGTATAGACCCAACTGTGCTTTCGAGCCTCTCCCCTGGAGATGCCTGGCAGCAGGCACGACTGAACCAGATGGGCTCGTATGCGAACGTGCCCAGGTTCCGTGACATGGCCATGCAGGGATTCGTACCCGCATACGGTTCGTACCTGCTGGGTGGGGGTTTAGGCGGTACGTTCGGTCAGTACCTCCCGAGTGTCGGAGGTACTGCCGCACCACAGACAGCAATCGGGATTCCGGCCACAGACCCTGAAGCTTTCACAAGGGCCGCACAGGTATCTGACTGGATGTCGGGATATAGTCCAGAGGGTACTGCGGCACAACAATACGGGATAGAGAACGTCACAACACAGGGTGCGGGAGCGGACCTGGCCAGGAACATAGCCATTGGTCAATACTTGACGGGTGAGAACGCCAGGGCCAACCAACTGGCAATGGCCATGGCTGGTATGGGCGTAACAGGTGGCGGGATAGGTGCACAGGCGATACAGCGCGGTCTGGGGAGTCTCTATGACCTGTACCGTGCCAGGCAGGTAACCGGTCCCACCGGAGACGCTTCCGGGTTCCTGGGATATCTCAACAGGTTACGCAACCAGACGGGGACCGTATAGATGGCCATAAACCAGACAGGGGTCCTGGGAGCGGGTACTGCGTGGGATGACTGGCCGGAAGTCGAGAACCTCAGTGAGTACATGCTGGAGTCCTCACCGGCCATGGCCTACTTCAGCTCCGCTCCTTTCCAGGGGCTGACCTCTCCAGCTCAGAGACAGTACTGGGGGACACAGTACGGCAACATCACGAACGAGTACCTGGGGGCTCTGGGCACTACGCTCAGGGAGGGTGGCCAGGCTCCTACCTTCACCGGTTTCCTGGAGAACATGCCCTGGACAGAGAGATACACGGCTCTCAGCCCGGCCATGCGTCCGGGTGGCGGGTTCCGCAGGTTCAGTCCGCGTACACGATATGCGTATAGATGACCACTAGATCGTCATTCACTGAACTATGGGCCACTGCCATAGGGCGGTTCCCTGAACTCGAGAAGGAGTACGGGGCATCACTGCCTGTCGATGAGCAGGGCGATGTGAACTGGGAAGCCATACGAGCAGCAACCGCTCGTATGCGTGAACCAGTGCCGCGTCCTGACTATGCCGAAGAGTACATCACGGATGTCACTGCCCCCAGCTTCTGGGACCCGAAGAGATGGAAAGAGGCGGGGAAGAAGGCATTGAGGGGGGCGGCTTACCTCGCTCTTGGGGAGGAGCCCGGAACCGCAGTAAGTCGGGTTCTCAGCCCTAGGACAGAGCATGAGCGAACGGACCCGTGGGCCGGGTACAGGAAAGGTGCCGAGGCTGCTGGTCCAGAGGCATCGGGCTGGTCCAGGTTCCTGTCAGGTGGACTGGGAGCTGTGGAACCCATTTTGACAGGCATCGAGGGGATAGACGAGCCATTCAAACCCCTGGCTGGCCTAATCCATACGGCTCCCGGTATCGGAGACGCTGCTGTCCGGGTCAGGTACCTGGAACTCAGGGATGCCGGTTTTGACCCCATATCATCATTGGCCATGGCCGAGGAACAGGCGAGTGAGGCAGGCGACCTGCCCATATGGAAATCGTTGATGGAGCCGTCAGTACTCGACATTCCTGTCCTGAAAGGAGCGAAGGCCCTAACGAAGGTTGCCAAGGCGAAACTACCCAGGGTGCCAAAGGTCAGTAAGGAAGCTCCCACTACAGCGCAAAAGGTACTCGACGAGATCCCTGATATTCCGGGACGTACCGCCGCACCTGATGCACCAATCGTCAGAGGGATTGATGAAGCCGCAGCATTATCTGAGGTGGAAGACCTGCGTAGTTTGGTGAGGGGTGAGGGTGTTCATAAGGGCAAGAAAAGATTCACCAGGGTAAGGGATATCAAGAAACGCCTGGAGTCTGATATCTATGCCGAAGAGAACATCATGGGCACCAACAGGCTCCGTGAGCTGATGACCAGGTACGATGAGCCCAAACCGAAAGACATCTCACCAAAGCAGCACAGAGCTGCCAGGAAAGCTATCTGGCAAGACATAGAAAGGCATACCAATCGTGGGATGACACCGGCAGGCTGGCCATTGCCCAGGCACGGGGTCCTCGCACAGGGGATGGATGAGGTCCGAATAGAGGACAAGGTCATACAGCTACCCCGAGTCATCACCGCCGAAACCGTGAAGTACCTGAAGGAAGTGGTGAGGAACCAACCGACGGAGAGTATCATCAAGCGGTACGCTGCCATAGATCCAGCGATCGATAAGGACAGCGTACTTGGTATCAGTGACCAGCTCAGGATACAGGCTCCTGCACATGAGTACGATGCACTGGTAGATGACCCGGCCAGGGACGCTCTGAACAAACTCCTCGAGTACGAGACATCGAAGGCGATAGATGTCACGAAACGAGGGTACTCCAGTCAACGCACACTCAAGATAAAGCAGGCCGCAACGGCCATGTTCGGAGATGCCAGTAAGGGTAACCAGGACAAGGTCAAGCAGTATGTGTCAGACCTCATGGCCAGGTACGAGACCCCGTTGGAGAAGTTGGAGTTCACCCTGGACGATCCCAACTGGGAAGGGATGGGGGTCAGGATAACAGACATCTACAGGAAGGAGAAGAACGGGATCTGGACGGTCAAGCCGAACAGGATGAACGAGGAGGGCAGGGCCAGGTTGACCGCAGCGGACAACATGGCCTATGAAGCGGAGGTGCGCGTGAAGTATCCGCTCCCTGATAATCCCATAGAGAACATAAGGCGTCGTGGGGGCAAGGTGTCCGAATGGGTGCGTCGCCTCGACTGGTCCATCGGTGCTGTGAAGATAGTGGACGATGCCATCGGCGAGTTCAGGAGCGTGATGACGAAGGAGGAGCTGGGGTACGGTAACTGGAGTCCGGGAAGGCAGGATGTCCAGGCAGCCATGCGGAGATACGAGGGAGTAACCTCTCAACACAGTACATTTCTGCGCGATATCATGGAGAAGGGGTCTGAGGACCTGCGTAAGCTGGGCTGGGCGGATGCGGATGGACGTATATACGCTGAGAAACTCGGGACCGTAGAGAACCCCGGCCCGGTGATGAAGCTTTGGTATGCACTCAACGACAGCGACCAGTTAGGGGAGCTGCTCGAAGACTTCCCCGAGGGGGAGATTCGGGACGCTGTCGAGAGACAGTACTGGAACCTACAGACACTGACCAAGTGGGAAGAGCATCTACGCTTCGACGCTGACATGATAGGGCCTAACGCTCTCACGAGAGAGGACTACTTCTATCGGGGGATGTACTACGAAGAGGGCGGACTGGATGATATCCAGAAGAACATAATAGCCGCCAGGACCAAGAGGCTGACCTCGAAGAAGTCATACCAGTTGGCGAGGAACAACAATACCTTAAAGGAGATGTTGGAGTATGGCTTCCGTCCCCTGTTCTGGAACCCCTATGACCAGGCGGCGTTCTCTAACCAGATGGGTCTGTCGCAGCGGTTACAGACGGACCTGCTCCGGGTGCTGAAGAGCGAGGAGCTGGGGCTGGCCAAGTATGTGGACAGTCAGACAGTAGCGACC